TTTTACCACGTAATAATTACCATAATTATAATAATTATAATAATAACAATCGCAATAATGATTATAATGCTAATAAAAACTCTGACAAAATTACCAAATCAAATGCTGACAAAATTAAGCAAATGGACCCCCATGCAATTACTAAAAGGATGACAGCTTTCACAACGGGGTATAACAATTATAAACCAAGGTTAGTCCGTACCAAGCAGCAACGGGAACAGTTGGAAACATTGTTTAATGGGCGAATAGTATTCAAAGCTATTGATGAAATCAAACAAAGCATAAAAGAGTCCGGCAGCGGCCTATTAGTAGATGAAGCAGACAAGGCCCTATTGGATGCATACTTAAAGAATGAAATACCATACAGCGTTACCAGTGCATTATCCATATTTAATGATCACCCCATAACAGCTACAATAAGGGACACATGTGAAGACCTTAACATAATTGAAAGTATTAGATTAACAAAAGTACCAGATAACGAAGGGTACGGACGATATGCAGCTTTATATCCAAACAGACCAATAATAGATATAAATAGTGGAAAACTAGCAACTAATGGTCTAGTAAGGTGCATACTGCAGCCCAAAATGGATGGTGAAGATGATAACCGTATAAGGAAGACCGATGCAGCAGTCGAAGCATACCATGCTGACCTTAGAAACTGCACGATGAGAATGCAGGTATATTACACAGATGAAGAAATGAGGCAGATGAAATTGCACGATGAAATCATGAAAGTAAACAAACCCAGGGATGAGGAAGGTAACCCAAACGAGGAATATGATGCCGCTGCCGCAGCAAAACTTGCAATTGAACGAAGAGCACTGGAAAGGTTGGAGCAAGATCGTGAGACAGTGTACAATAAATTATGTGTTGAAAGGAGCGATGACGATCTTGTGCAATACATTACCAATTTAGCACATTACCAAGAAGCATTAGAAGCACATGCTGATGATGAAGAGCAGCCTGAGCCAGCTTATGATGCACAGTATGACATAGATGACTGGCATAATCTCTTAGTTAATATGACAGATGTTATTTATTATTTGACAGATGATGAGTTATATACAGTTAATGATTACCTAAATGACGGTACTACAATGGTGGGCACACTACATGTTCCAAAAAGTATAACAACTGAACCACAGTATATCCAATACGGGGAAGCAATTGAAGGGGTGATGAATATATATGAAGATACTCCAAAAGATGAGATAGTCGGAGAGCAGGCAATGATGCCACTCACGCATGCAATAATGGCTATGAAGATGAACGGCAACAGGAATGCATATTATCACAACATCAGGTTTCCTGAGCTTGCCAATGTAGATAATTACCTCATCCCAGCAACTCAGAATAGGGACTATATACTTAAGATTCATGTGTTACAACGTATTGACACTGGAGCAACTTATTACATTAGGTTTGCTATAGACAAACACACAATAGGGCAACAGCCAGAAAACAGAATGCACTTATTTGTACCAGATGGGTTGCTTCATACCACTCAGCATGGATTGCATAGAAAATATAAAAATGATGTAATAAGGCAATATAATGACAGACGCCGAGGCAATATTGCAGAGGCTGCAGAAGCATATAATTATGAGTTTAACACACCACCACAGTATAATTTAACACTGGACAAAATAAAAACACAGTGTGATATTATATCTAAACCAGAGAAAAGGACAGTAATAGACAAACACAATAGGGATTACTATGCATATTACAGGAAAGATGGCCGTTTCTTTAATTTCAGTGTTAACTTTAAAATGGATGTAAACTTTACACGTGACTTCACTATTAAAAAGATTGATCCAAAACTAATATCACGTGCTACAGTTAAGCTGATCAATATGCCCAAAATAGACAAGGCCAATCTAGTCACGGTAATCAATTTTATAAACAAGGATGCACCTGAATTGCAAATTAACGATGCAGTCATACCATTAGTTGCAAGGTTACTCGAAGACCTACTAAGCGCAGAGAAGAAATTATATGTGCTCGATAAATGGAAAACCACAGAATTAATAAATAAGTTTAAAAGTAATGATATAAAAATAAAACCAGAGTCCTTATGGCAAGCAATAAAACAGAAATGTGCTGCAGAATACATAGAGATGAAAATTAAGGATATATTAAGAATAAATGAAAATTACGATGATATGAATCCATTGCAGGATTTTTAAAGAGGGCCCACCTCAAAACACTTGCGTTCGAAGATAAATACCGACGCAAATTATATGAAGGACTCACACTAACCGATAACCTCATTAAACACGCATCTGCACCACTAATTGAGAATGGACGACACCCTCATACAGATTATAATGGACTACAAAGGATAAAAATCAAAATAATAGATCCCAAGCTTAGACAGGACATAGGAACAACTTATGATGACTTTAATGCTATGGACCTACATAAAATTCGATGTCAGTGCCCACACAAAGATAAATTTATGAAACTATTCGAAACAGAACAAGAGCAAAATGACGAAGCAATGTGCTGGACAGCTTGCAGACATACAACACTAGCAGCGGCCAAGCGTCAGATGAAAGGAGCACCAACACCAGAAGAACATGTGGCGTATGACTTTGTGAACCATTCAATGAATATAATAGATAAGGAAATAGGTGAGGAGTTATCACAGTTTAAATACTCAGTAAAAGATTGGTATCATCATTTATCTAGTAAGAAACAGAAACAGTTACGACCAGCACTTAAATTCTATAAGGGTGATACTCATGAATTAAGTAAATACGAATTGAAACAACTAGCAAACTTCAAATATACGGGCATACTCAAAGAGGAATTACAGAAAATGGATGGAAAACCGAGGAATGTATGTGCAATACCACAAAGAACAAAATACATAATGGGACCTGCAACTTGGGCACTTGAGGACTTATGTGCACATAAACTTAATGCCTACTGTGGAAACAAAAACTTGAGTCAAATGGAAAAAATGATCAATAATTATCTCACTCTAGGATTTACAAAGGTAGTTGAAGGCGATGGTTCTGCTTTTGATAATACACAGGACGTATCACTCAAAGAACTAGATAGGCAGATATATAAACGTATAGCAGATAAAATATATCATGTACCTAAACAGGACTTTCTTAGTGTCGCCACAGCACTCACCAAGACAATGCAAATTGAAGAAATTAAAAATGGACGTCGTAATGTGCTCCTTGAATACACAGTGTTAGGAACAGTCTTCTCAGGTGATTGTGATACCACCCTTATGAACACAATCAGAATGGCAATGTACAATCGTTACGTTAATGATAAAGCAGGTCTTGAATATGGCAAAGATTATGTATGCTTTTCAAAAGGTGATGATTTTACAGTAATGTACAAACCATATGTGGACGATGCATACATACATAAATTGTATTACGCATATTTCTTGCCAGCAAATCCAAATCCTGATCAACCGGATACCAGAATATATGGTCTCGGTCAAGTATTAAAATTCTTAACTATAGGTGCAGCTGATAGCTTGACATTTTGCAGTCTTAGAGCATGGTGGAGAAATAGGAACGAAGATAGTATTTATCTCACCCGAAATCCAGAAAAATACTTCAATTTAGCCAAATACTCGAGGAAAGCGAAATCATACAATTACCGACAATTAGCACAATATGCCTTGGACCAGGAAATCGCATTACGAAAGACATATGCTCGTATATCTATCTTTGATTATATGGCTGATCAGTACCACCAATTTGCTATGAAAATATTACATAAAATAGGAATGACACAGCAACAACTAGCATCATACAATAGTAAGCGGTTAAAGCAAACAGCCACAAGTAAAACTGTCACGGATGAGGAAATGGAAGAGTACATAAATGAGCTTGAACAACAAAACCCTGAAAATGTAGCACACAATGTAATTATGGAGCAAATTAATGGGGATTATTGGGAATTTATGAAAACTATGATGGAACAGCATGATGAACAGTTAACAGACGAAGAAGCACAATATATAAGTCAGCAAATTGATTTGGAATTTATGCCAGAGTACTTGAAGAGCATGATCGATGAGAGGTGGGCCCAGTAAAATGAACACACAAGTTAATAATAATAAAAATAATAATAATAGCAATAATAATAATAATGCACGGAAAAGAACAAGGAATAGAAATCGTAGACGTAACAGGATAGCACGAAGGAACCGAGTACTAGCTATTAGAGCTAATAATAGACGTAGAAATAGGCAAAGAATGGCTGCAGCATATACTAGGAATGTGCCTAAGACCTTTAACACAATGCAATTGAGTGGGACTTCAGCAATAGTATCAGGCACTGACCTCATCTACAAGATCCCAACACAATTAATAGGAGATACTACAACATCAGTGATTACATTAATACCAGCAAACCCAGCCTATTGGACCGGCACTAGGATTTCAGCAATAGCACAGGGTTATCAAAATTATAGGCCTTTAAATTTTAAAGTACATTACATACCTCAGTGTGCAGTAACCCAACAAGGTAATGTCCTAGCAGGCACACTGTGGAATGAGGTACCCACGGAAGATAACCTACAACAGACATTAAAAACATCTAATGGAGGAACACTCACACAATGCTATAAGCCGGCAATATCAACAGTAAGAATGAAAACAAACTTACAGTATAACCTCTACAGGATGGGTGGAGCAATAGACCAGGAGTCCAACCCATTCACATTCATGGCATTACAAATAGGTTGTACTGACGCTAACTCGCAGCCAATAATACCAGGATACTTTTATATAACATACAAATACATACTCAAGAATCCAATAGGCACAGGAATCATATACCAGAACAAAGGAAGAACAACACTAGATGCAAGCACACAAGTCCTGAACAATAGTGTAGCTTACACACTCACCCAACAGATTCTTAACAACATCACTATACCTACAGGTACACGCCTTGATGTGGAGAAGCAACAAAACGGACAAGTAGAAGTATACTATAACGGGACATACTTAATAACTATTAATGAACAACAGACTTTAGCACCAGTTTGGATACTTCAAAACCAACCTAATATAGTATCAACACAGATGCGTAGCAATATATCATCAAAAATACCTATATACTATGATAATTCAGTGACAGCAGTACTAGGAACTATAGAATTACAAACTAGGGTACCAATGAGCTATGAAACACAGAACTACATAGTTACATTCATTAACATAGGAGAAACAGCCAATGTAACAGTAGAACCAAATACTAAATTTTACTACACTAGTGAGTTTAACACATTTGGCCAATTGACATTCTCAGAAAACAACACACTCATATTTGAAGCAGACAAGTTAGAGTATGAGTTAGTATTCGGTCAATACCCACGATCAAATAAGCCCAACACTATAGCACGCAAAATTGAGCAGCAACACATAAAAGCAATCCTTGACACCATCACAGATATTAGTAACATAGACATTAATGATGAACAGGAGGACCAGAAAGACAACCAGTAAATATCCAACCGGATGAATCTACATACAAAAACACCGTGATCCCAAAAGAAGTAGCAGTCTGCAGTAGTGACTGTTCTCCCCTCGGTTGGCACATTAAATGGGGCTTAAAAACCCCGCAGCCTCGGGAGCTTACTATGGGATTGGTGAATCTTGTAATGATAACAGCATTATAATCATTATGCAAAACCAGTAAAGTGAGGTTCGCCCCACCTGGTCACCCCAGGCCGGCC